GTAAAGGATTATCTTTAACACCTTTGACTACACCTTTAACAGCTTTCTTAACTGACTTAACGAGACTACCTAAACCGTATTGTGCTCTACCACCATCGGCCATATATTTTTGCATAAGTCTTTCAGCTTCTTGATTAAGTAAATCCATTTCCTCTGGTGTTAATAACTTTAATTCTTTACCGAATAATCTTAATGATAACTCATTTCTTTCATCCATCATGTCTGGTTCTGAGGCCATCTTCATAGGTGTTAAATCACCTTTCAATGTTATGTTTGGTGCCCCTGCTGTAAAATCTTTTGCTTGTTTGCTATCTGTTATTGCCATAATTTTGTCTAAATTTAGTTTATAGGGCAGGCGTACTTATCCTGAAATATCACACTTTATTTGATTTTTTTACTATCGTCAACCTGTTTTAAGTTGTCAAAGAACCTACCACAGAACTGATGTTCACCTACATGGGTTATATAATCCATGATATATAGATATACTTTACCGCCCATATCGGTCCATCTTTGACAAAAACCAAAGTCTTCACCAAAATAACGCTTGGTGCTTGGATCATGTATCGTGTCAAATAAGTTATAAAAGTTTGGTTTTTTAACTTCTTTACCATTAATATTGGTAGGTTGAAATATCTGTAATTCAGGGTAATGTTTAATCATACCTTCTAATACAGTTCTTTTAATTAACATACAACCGGTCGGAGCATGTGTTGCCTCTACAATACCACCATTAGAATGTATGGCATTTTGATCTTCTAGTTTAATAGGAAACGTATACCCAGGTCTTCTTAGTTGATCTTTGTCTTGAGCTTTATCTTTTTCTTGAAATATCTTATCCCAATCTAACGACTTCATTGGATAAGGACATGCAATAACATCTTTGTCAGCTTTTAACATTGTTTCAATAGTTGCAAATTCAAAGTCAATATCAGAGTCTATAAATAATAAATGTGTATATCCATCTTCATGATTTAACATCTCAGCCACACATAAATTTCTACCTTGCGTAACCAAAGACGATTTCATTAAAGTAAAGCTAACCAATATTTTTCTAATTAAACAATCTTGTTGAAATTTTAATAATGCTTGTGTGTAGTGAATAGAACACTCACTATGTACAGGAGTGCATACCATTATTTTCCAAGGCGAATTAGACTCGGGTTTAGGATCTGATAAATCTATTGTTTCCAAACTTAATTGAGGTTCATTAAACCAAATAGGATTATTGTGATTTTGCATTAACAACTCCTTTTAAAAATGTTGTCCACTGCATAGCTATTTTATTCCAGTTATAATAAATATGTGCATACCTAGACTGAGAATCTAAATGATCGTGTATTTGTTTTTGATCCAACGTATGTGATGCTTGTTCAATACCAAAACCAAATTTTTGCGCTAGTGCTCTGTGATTAGAATCGTAGGGTATATACATCGGAAACTCTGCACCTGTTTCATATAGAGCACCAAAATCATCTACAATACAATATAAACCAGCAGCCATGCACTCTAATAATGATATACAAAATGTTTCTTCAAAGATGCTGGGATAAACATACATATGATAATTTTTTAAATTATCTTTTATATATTGATTAGGTCTATAACCAAGATAATTTACATTAGGCAATTGATGTGCTTGTTCATAAAGTTTTTTATATTCATGATCGTTTTGATCGTAAAACTGTTTACCATAAACTTCTGTAGATGAATATACATCTAAAGTAACCAAAGGATTTTTTACTAATTGCATTGCACCTAACAATATAGACAAACCACGCCAAGGTGTATTTTGATGTATTATTTTTATAGGTTGACCTTTTTGATATGGTTTAGCTTGTTCTATTTTATCAATACCATTTTTAATAACTACACATCTGTTTGTTGGTATATTAAAATGATCTCTAAATTTTTCGTACGTCCAATGCGAATTAAAAACATACCAATCGTACTTGTTATGATTAGCAGGATTGTTAAACCATGGAGCTAAGTTTGGTTGATCATAAGAATTTTTTTGCCAAAGTATATTTGGTTTAGTTGGATGTAATGGTATTTTTTCTGGCACCGAAGTACAAATCTGCACTTTATCTAATAAATTTTTATCAACGTATTTTTCTAAATACTCAAATTGTAATTCTGTTCCGCCTTTAGGGTTTTGGTTTCTTAGTATCATTCATCACTTTCTGGAAGACTTCTAAACCTTTATTAGTTACCTGCACAGTAACGTCTTGTACAATATCAGGTCCTTCTTTCTTCTCTTTATATGTTTCGCCAGTTTTTGTATTTCTATATGTAACTATAGTTGTACAATCTATCTTTGGTAAATTATCCGTTTTCATTCTGTCTATCTATTAATGCATAACTGACAACTACTTCTAGTTTGTTTGCAGTTTCTGCTTGAGCTTTTATAGCATCTCCTTCTTCTAAATTCAAGCCCTGTTCTGTTGCATTAATAGTGCTGGTTGCTGGTATATCCTTTCTAAAAAACTCTATATCTGTGCTTGCTGAACTATCTCTAAGATCACAGTTTACAGTTACAGCACCGGTGCTGTTGTTTGATATGTATACAGATTTTATAATAGCTACAGCAGTAGTTGCTATATTTAAAATCGTAGTCATATTTGTATTAGTCAATATGACACTAGCGTTTTTATAATTTATACTCATGATAAAAAGTAATTAAATGCGTCCTGTTCGTTTTTCAAATCTTGTTGAAAAGAAAAGTTTAATTGATTTTGTAGCGTAGTTAATGACTCTAGTATCTGTCTTTGGTTTTCTACGTCGTATTCTTGTTTTGGTTCAGGTATATAGTTTGTTACTTTAGCCATTATCTACCACCATAAAATCTTTTTGAACCATCTGATTTAACACTAAAACCACCACCTTTTTGTTCAAACGCCATACCTGGTCCACTAAATGTAGACTTACCTATACTAGATAAACTTTCTCCCCTATCAGCTCTATCTTTCATTTCTCGTAATTGTAAGTCTCTTAACTCTGCTACTTTTGCTCTACTAGCATCTGTTTGTGGTGCTCTTCTTCCTAATATATTTTCTATTCTTCTTTGCATAGCTCCTGCTAATCCAAGATTAGTTGGTCTTCCATACTTACCACTAGTAAGCATATTTAAAAGACCACCGGACACAGGATTATAACCTTTCATAATACCTGAAGCAACTTGACCTGTAGGTGTTAAACCATAATTTCTTCTATAAAAATTTTTCATTGATCTTATTTCAGGAGACTCTTGGGGTAAAACTTTGCTTAGTAAACTGCCTGGCGCTAAAAATTCTAATAATTTTGCAAGACCAGATTCTTCTTCTTTTTCATCAGCGGTTTGATTATTAATAGTTGGGTCCATCATGTAAAAATTATTATCTTTATCATATCTTAAAGGTTTTAAGAGAAAACTTTCATCACTCTGTGATCCTTCAGTAAAACCTTGACCTCTATCTACATCAGTGCCAAAAGGAACTGCTGCTGATGATGCAGTAATGCCTGTTGGAACCATTCCTAATTGTTGTTTCATTAAATAAGTTGGACTTAGATAAGGTTGATTTGTTAGATTAGGTACACTGGTAGCAGTATTAAACTCATTAAATAGTCTTTCTCCGACGTTGAAGGGTAAGTTATTAACTTGTTCTACAGGTACAACCTCAATTGTTCCATCAGGTTTTGCTACAATTGTATATTCCATTATCTTCTTCCGTCTGGTTGTGCGTCTAATCTTAATGTGCCGTATCTCCAGGTTTCACCTGTACCATCATTTTCTATCTTGACAGATACAAGTCTTCCTCTGGCTCGAGTATCTACCTTATCAGTTGTTGACGTAACTGTAAAGGGTCCAAGTGGTGAACTGACAGCCACATCGTCTGGATATGCACTAACTAGTAAAGTTACTTTAGCATTACCTTCTTGATATTTAAAATCAGGTATAAATCGTCTGACAGCCATAAAGAATTCACCATCTCCTCTATAATCTGCTACACCCGTCTGTTGACCAAGAGCACTACGTCTAGATGTTATATCCCAATCTCCAGATCTTATAAATGCAGGGATAGCTGTTGTTGCTGTGCTGTTAACTTGATCTGTGCCTTGTTCGTGTTCGTAATAAATACTAGCACCAAATAGATTTGTAATTCCAAGTATGTCAGGAAATACAGGTGTAGATGTGTCTTCGTAATCTGTAGCATATGGATTGTCAAAGACACTTTGATCTTGATATGTAGTTCTATCTAATGACGATGTTGTCCAACAGTCTTCAGAATAATTATACGTTACACATCTATCGATTTGTTCAGATCCATCTTTTGGATAAAACCAATTTACCTCTGTATATAAATTATTTGCACCTGCAAAGATAACATCACTAGAATTAAAGTTTAATCCAAGATTATCTCCGTCCGTGCTAAATACAAAATCTTCTACAAGTGAGGGTAATGATTTTACCGTACCATCAAATGCAAAAAATCCACCTTGCGATCCCATCCAAAACACAGAACCATTAACAAAGGTCGCTGCGTGTTGGCCAATACATCCACAGTTTGTACCAACTTGTCTAACACTAAATGTAAATGGTGGACCGACAAATTGAATAACATAAGCAGCAAGATCAGTTATCACAAACACATAATCCTTACCTTGAAGTGCTGCTCTTATTTCATTTCCTGTATCTAGTCTAAATGTACCTGCAGTGTTGGTAGCCGTTGGTGTGTATGTGTTTAAGTCTTCTTGATTAGAAAATCTTACAAACATTGGATCTTGTGTTGTAGTATCACCAATTGTTGTTTCCGTTCCAAAATGAAACAAGTGTCTATCTCGATCAGAAACCAATGTAAATCTGCTAGCTGTAGGATTGTTACCGGTTGCAAAACCCGATGTGGTTAACGATGCTCGTTGAGCTCTC